AAATCTAATGCAGGGTTTCTATTTAAATTAAGATCTCTAATTTCTATTGGTCTAGTTTCTATTGGTCTAGTTTCTATTGGTTTAGTTTCTATTGGTTTAGTTTCTATTGGTCTAGTTTCTATTGGTGTTATTTTTAAAGCTCTTAGTTGAGCTGGTCTAATCATTTGATTAAACGCAGCCTGGTTAGCCAAGTTACGTCTTATATTTTCCGCAAGTGTATTAGCCATAGTGATACCACCAGTCTGATATCCAACTCTACCACCATCACGAATATTGTATCTGGCTACAAGTGCTTCTCTACCTGCATCGTCTAGTTTCATATACTCTGGATCATTTGCATAATAATTATCCATATAGGTTCTCATCTGTGTTCCTACATACTCTCTTCTTCTAGCTAAGTATTCTTCCATGCTCTCACCAGGTTCTGGCTCTTCAAACTCTCCTTGAAAATAACTTGCTAATAAAGATACACCTGATGTAAGAGTACCTGCTAATAATTGTTCTTGCACTAGTTTGGGTAATGCTCTTACACCTGGAATTTTACCCGTAGTTTTTTCCAAAATACTTTCTGATAAAATACCACCTGATTTATCTTTAGGTGTTATTTTAGGATCTGCTGCTTGCCTGTCAAACAAACTAGTGAACCCTTGTGTTCTCTCTGGACTTAATGGTGATGAAAATCCAAAATCTCCAAAAACATTTTCTGCTCCACCTAATTTTCTTGCTCCCGCCCCAAATGCAAAAGTGGCAGCACCTTGTTTAAGTGCATCACTGATACTACCTCTTTGATCAAATCTACCTATACCTCTCATCAAAGCTGCAGTTTTTGGTGAAAAAGGTGCAACGAATGGTGCAGCTTTAACTGCCACACTTGCAAGTTCGTTAGGTATGAGTTTTCTTATTCTTCTTTTAATACCACCAAATAAGTAATTAGTTCTTGGAACAACACTGGTTATCCCACCTTTACTACGTAACTGTCTTGGCATTTTTGTTCTGTTAATCATATATGTTAAATATTGTTTATTTTAAAAAGGCAGGAATTTCACCTGAATTTACAGTATTACTCGCTTTTCGCAAGTAAATCAAGACTATGTTGTAACGGTTCTAGGTGTTACTTGCATAGCTGAAAGCAATACATGTAGTCTATTTGCATGGCCAGCCGTGACTTTTATTACCTCTCCAGTCTCAACTACCAATGGATTTGTTAATATCTCAGTCGGAGTATTAGCAGATATGGTCTTTTGATGTGCAACACTAAATAAAGTTAAGTCACCTATATCTATCTGTATAGTTATAGTTGACCCACTACCACTATCATCGCTTACTAATATAGATTTTACTATAGCAGTCGTAGCTGATGGTACTGTATATAAAGTGGTAGAGTCTGTAGATGTTAAATCTGCTTTTTTACTTATAAAAACATTAGCCATATTTATCCTAAAAAGAAAACAATCGCATCATTGTCCTCTGTTTTCTCCTCTTGAAAAGTAGTATTTAATTTCTCTATTAAACCATTTAAATCTCTAACTAAAGATAAAAATGAAATTTGATCATACTCTTTTGGTGGCTGTGTTAATGATTGTACTATCTTTGCCATTATGCTTTTTTAACCCCCTTAATTTTTTTCTTATTTAATGATGCATAAAAAACCTGTTCACCACGTTTTTTACCATATTGTTTTTTCATAGATTTCATTATTTTTTTACCTTTTTTATTTAATGGCATTATCTTCTACCATCCGGTTGATAATCTATTCTAAATGTTCCTAGTTTCCAAAATTGACTAGTGCTAGTGTTTTCTATTTTTAATGATATTTCTCTAGCTCTAGCTCGCGTATCTATTTTAGTTGAATTACTAGTAATTGTAAATGGACCTAAAGAAGAGCTAGCTTTTGTTTGATTTGGAAAGTCTCGTAAATTTAATGTTACTCTTGCATCACCTGTCTGTGATAAAAAGTCCGGTATCACTCTTCTTATTTTCATCATAAACTCACCATCACCTGCTAATCCTTGTGCGCCAATATCAAAACTTCCTGATTGTATATTAGCTGTGATAGCTGTTGTCTGTCCTAACTTAACTTGATTTAAACCTGTCTCATGTTCATAATATGTTGAAGCTCCATCAGTATTGCCATGCACATAGTTAACATCTGTATCTGATGTTTCTGCGCTCGCGTCATATTCTGTTGCGTGTGGTCTACCAAATATAGCAGAGTCCTCCCATGCTGTTCTTGCTAATGTGCCTGTTGTCCACACTGGTCGCTCGGGACTTGAGTCTAGATAATTAAAAGCAACCATTCTATTTACAACACCAGAGCCTGAGTTTGGATAAAACCATATGACTTCACCAAATAGGTTATTTAATCCAGCGTTAATATGTTGTTTAGGTATCGTGTTAATATCATCAAAGACATGATCCTCAACCAAACATGGTAATGATTCTAATCTACCAGCATATCTAAAGAAACCATTCTCTGACATCCAATAAGCTGTACCATCAACCTCAACAGCTGCGTTCTGTCCAATCAATCCACAGTTTGTACCAACCTGTTGAAATGAGAATGTAAATGGTGGACCAACAAATCTCATTGTAAACAAAGCGGTGTCGGTCCAAATATAAATCGCATCACGACCTCTGATAGCTCCAACAATTTTAGATCCATCTGCAAGTCTTTGTGTACCAGCGGTGTTAGTTGCTGAAGGTGTGTAAGTATTAATATCTTCTTGAGAAGAGAATCTTATAAACATTGGATCTTGTGTTGATTTAGTTCCAATCGTTGTTTCTGTACCAAAAAATATTAAGTGTCTATCGGGAGTAGATGTAAGTGTAAATGCTGATGCAGTTGGTGCACTTGTTATAATAGTTGCTCTAGTGTTATTTGCTGCTGTGGGATTAGAGTCCCATTCAAAACTTTCTCCACCATTAATAGTTGCAATAAGTCTATTACCAAAATTATCTAACGACCATAAACCCGGTGCAGTTACAATATCCCCTGATGCTGCAGCGTTCCATGCAAAAAAGTTTGATGCATCTGTTACTGTTGCTCCAGATGAATGTGTTGCTGCTGTTGTACCTGAGGCACCTCTAGTTAAACCAGATAAAGTTCCGCTATTATCATTTCCTGTATAAGTGATTAATTCGTTATCTACTAACACTGTACCTGATGATGGAAAAGAAGATGAACTAGCCATTGTTAAACTTGTAACACTAGCATTTATTGAAGAAGATAATGTAGATGTAAACTGACCTGCTTGTTGCCCGCCCCATGATCCAAGAGACCAACCTGTAGATGCAACCTCAACTGCTGGTCCAACAGGATAATAATGTTGGACTCTAATACCACCTGATGTTGTTGCACCAGATCCAGATTCATTAGACTCCATTTCTATTGTAAGTGTAGTATCTGTTGGTATGGACGTTACCATAAATTTTTTATCAGTAAAATCACCAGATACAAAACCAGAGTTGGTTATAGATGTAAAAGTATCTAATAATATTATATCAAATTTATTTATATTATGTGCCGATGCAAAAGTTAATGTTACAGTTTTTGATCCATTAGTTGTACTAAAAGCATTTGATAAAGATGTTGTAGATTTAATTGGATGTATATCATAAAAGATACCACCAGAGTATGCATATAAAATTCTGTTTGTTCCTAAGATAGCATACTTGATACCTGATGTATTTACAAAGTGATGAATAGCTGTTGCTCTGCCTGTGATTTGAACAGAGCCTAATTGTGACCAACCACCTATCTTTTCAGGTGTACCATATCTAAAACGAACGTTGTCACCATCAACCCATTGGCTTTCACCACCTGTTGAGGTAACTTGTTTATTAAATCCTGGTGCAAATTTTACTTTTTGTAACATAATTTTATCCTATCTAGCATTATTTGGAACGCCTTTACTATTAACAAATGGACTTTCTGCGAAAGCCATGTAAATAAATGTATTAGATGAATTAAATGTTGAAGCTGAATCTCTTATTTTAAATCCATTACTCAAAAAATCCATGAAAGTATATGTGCTTTCTGCATCACTTGTATCTGCTTTTAAAAATTTATCTACTTCATTAAAAGTATTTCTTTTATTATCTAACAAATACCAATGATTACTAGAACCAGTATCTTTTAAAATAACTAAAGCTGGGCGAAAGCCGCAAAAAACAAATGTTCCATTAGCATTTGCATTTCCTGCGTAGCTTCCAAATTTTGAATAGCCCTGTATCTCACTAAAGCAATAAACTACATGAGTATTACCACTTCCATTTACTTGATCTTGTCTTCCAATACTTAATACTGTAGACGTTGGAGTAGTATCTGCCCAAAATTCTTCAGAATCAGAATTAGCTGCTGCCCCATTAGTATTCAAATTCATTCTATATGTGTTTCCTAGACTTGCATGATAAACTGCCCAACTTTCCGCATTACTATTTGTTCTATTTTTTAAAACCATCCATTTAGGAACAGAGTTTAGTCCGTGATAAATTTGTTGATTGGCAGTTGCATTACCAGTAAATGTAACAATACTAAATCCTGCTGTTCTATTGTAAGATCCAGTAGATGCTAAATCTGCACCATTTGCTCCAGCACTATTTGAGAAGGATGTTCCAGCTTTCCAGTTCCAAGCTACATAATTTTGACCACTGTTATTTGGGTTTCCTGTGCCTAGTGAAAACCCATCACTATCAAATGATGTTAAAGTTGTAGCAGCTGTATCTTCTACATTTCCTACATCAGAATAAATTCTTTTTGTAGCACCTCTTACTGAATCAAATAATTCGTGGTTATTACTAGATCTTGATCTTAACCAGCACCAATCAGGTTGAAAACCAAGTCCTGTAATACTTCTATTTGTGGCATTACCTGTGTAAAGTAAAATATTAAAAAAAATTGTTGGGTCGTCTATAGTTGTATAAGCCATTATCCAAACTCCGCTAGGTTTTTTGTGTTAAGTGCATAATATCCTGATGGTACAGAATATTCAAAGTTCCCATAATTATTACCATCTGAGTTACCTGATGAGATTGAAAATGGTGGAGAACCAAAGTTTGCTTGTAAAGTATTATTACCAGCATTTTCATCTCCCCCTGCTGGAAAA